AAAAAATATAGTTAATTATCTTGATAATGCAAAAGATAAGGAAGCATTAAAAGCTGCAGAGGAAATCAGAGCTATATGGTCTGATATAAACGGAGAAGATGTTATCCCTGTTTTAAAAGACATTCAGGCTGATGGCCTTGGAAAAAATACTTTTAAAAATTTATTAAAAAGTTTTCCAATATTTAGTTCAAATGAAACAATAGCTATAAATCAAATGCAATTCGCAATCACACTTGCTCATGCAAGAAGATTAATGGGAGCAGATTATACTAATACTTTAAGTGCTGTTAAATCAATATTAGATCCTGACATTACAGAATTTAATTACGAAGGAGCTACTAAAGCTTTAAAGAAAGTCATTAGTGATTACAAAGGAAATGCTAACGGAGCAATAGATAGGAAAATTTCTGATTTAAGTGAAGAGCTTATTAAAGTAAGAGAAATTTACAACTTAGCATTAAGAGAACAGGAAGCTACAGGAATTTATCTTACTGATCAGATATCTGAATTAATAGACAGAGTTAATGATATATCAGGCCGAGTATCTTATCATTTGAATTTAAGGAATGTTTACCAAAAACAAGGATCCCCTAAAAGTTTACATTTTGATGGGCAGGATTATATCAGGGGATTAAGTTATGGAGCAAATGGATGGAATCCTACAGGAAGAGGATATACTGACGGATCTAATTTAGATAGTGTATTTCAGATATTAAAAGAAACTGATATTCCTGCATCTATAACAGATGAATTGAAATTTATAGAAGATATAATAGAAAAAGCTTATCAGACTAAAACTAATCCCTTTGATAATGATTCTATAAAAAGAGGATTAAGAATGATTGAATTACAATTAGAAAAGTACAGAATAAAATACAGATCAAAAATTGATGATGCAATGAAAAAATCATTGATTGAAGCACCGGGATTTGATATTTTAATGAAAACTAAAAAAGATTTTATTACTGAAGAACAGTTAAAAGAGGGGTTTGCTAGAGCAGCTTTTGCATTAAGAGAACCTCCAAAAGATCCAAGGTTTTTTAGATGGCTAAGAGAGCAACAGGATGTTGACCCTAAAGCTCCCTATGAAAAAGACTTAGCATCTGAAAGAAATATATTACAAAAACTAGGTATAGAAGAGGGATATATGAGAGGATTCCCTTTAGGATCTGATGAACAGACTTGGTTTATAACTACACAAGAAGGAATAAAAGCATCAGACGGACTTGATATGACTCCATTAAATACATTAAAAGAGGCACTTCAATTTAAAAATGAAATGGATAAAGTAATGGAAAGAAGTGATTTAGGAATTATGCAAAAATGGTGGTTACAGGCAAACTCTATGCAAAGAATGGTAGCTTTAGGTTTTGATGCTTCTATTTTTAATATTCATTTATTACCTGTTTGGTTTAGCCATCCCCAAGCTCCACTAAAATCTTGGAAAGGATTTTGGAATGTCTTGTTTAAAGCAATAAAATCAGGAAGTAATGAAGAGGGCAATGTTTTAGTTCAAAACTTTAAAACATCTCTTGAAGCTGAAGAAGTAAAAAGATTTTATGGTGCTGATCTTTTATCATCAGAAAGTAATGAAGTCTTTGAAATGAACGCAAGAGTAGGTATGCCAAAAGGTTTTAAAGGTATAGGAAAAGCAATGGAAAATGCTTTTGGTCATTCATTGGATATAGCAGGAATAGAAATGGGAAAAGGATTAATGTATTTAGTAGACATGAGTGCAAGTCCTGCTGTAATAAGAAGGCAAAAAAAGATAATAGCAGAATATATAAATAATATGAGAGGCTTAACTGATTCTAGTTTAGCAGGTATATCCCCTAATCAACAAAATAAGGAAGCAATGATATTTCTTGCAGCTAGGTATAGAAGAGCAACTGCAGCAATATGGGTTAAGGCTTTAACAGGAGAACCTTTAGAAAAATATTTAGCACAAAAAGCTTTAATCAATTTATTTACAGGATTATTTATGACTACAGTTGCATTACAGATTGGAGCATCTGCTTTAAGGGGAGAAACTCCCGAAGAAGCAGGAGAAAAAATAAGTAGAATGGTTGACCCTTCTAGTGGTGAATTTCTTTTATTCTCCCTTAATAACCAAAAAGTTGGGCCGGGATCTAAGTTTGTATCAGATGCAAGAATACTTACAAAAGCAATGAACTTCTTTTATAAAACAGGGACTCAGGAAGATATGGAAGATTGGGAAAACTTTATGGCTTTACATGATGATAATCCCGGATTAAGATGGGTGCGAAGTCAGTTAGGTTTTACTCCATCAACAGCTTGGGATTTCCTTGTAGGTGAAAATTATATAGGAGAACCACAATTCAGAGAAGGAGATGGAGGGTTTGATACTTTAACAAATTTCGTTGAACCTTTTAGTGAAATGGTAGTTCCTATGTGGATATCAGGATCTGTATTTGACAATACTCATGGAAATTTAGATTGGAGTGATAAAGTATCAGGAGGAGGAACAAGGGCTGTTTCTGAATTTGTTGGCTTAAGAGCACACCCACAAAGTGCAGCAGGGATATTAAGAGAAGCATCATGGGATATATTAAATGCTCCTTACAATAATTTAGAACCATTTGAAAAAGATATATTAAGACATAGCCTTATGGAACAATTAACTCCCTTACAGGAAGAATCTGTAAAAAGAGGTACAAATGATTTTGCTTTATATTTTAATGATATAGGAAGAATTGAAAAAGAATTTGAGGAGGAATTGAAATATATGACTAGTATATATCCCAATACTCCTGAAGGAAACAGAAATATGTATGACAGATATAGGCAACTAAAAAGTTTTACTAGAGGAAGAAAACATGAGATAGGATATGATATTGAATTTGACGAAACAGATCCTGACGAAACAGATCCTAAGAAAATTGCTTTAAATAAATATTATAATTTATTTGAATTAACAAGGATTCCGGGTACTCAAATGCAGGATTGGGATTTATGGGAAATTGAATATGAGAAATTAATGAACTCTTTATCTTTAGAGCAACAGGCAGTTATTGCAAGAAATACTTCTCGTACATCAATTCCTTATCAATTCTTAGAAAGAATAAAATATCTTGGAGAAGCAAGAGAATATAAAAGAATTATGAAAGCACAGGAATTAAGAGAAGGTTATTTAAATGCTCAGGAAAGACCTGATTTAGCTCAGATTTCTAGAGATTTATATTTAATCCTTAAGGATTGACAAAATTGATTAATTTAGTTATTTTTATATATAGGAGGACAAATGGTAAACGAAAATGAAAATACGCAACCTGAATTAAACATGGTATCTGAAGAGCCTACAGCTCCTGTAGCTGAGCCTCAGACAGAACCTGCTACAGAAGCTCCAACAGAAGCTCCTGCAGAACCTACTTCAGAAGTTACTGCATCAGAAACTACTACAACAGAAACTTCAGCTCCTAAAGCTGAAGAAACTGTGGGAACTTATCCTAGTTCTGTAGAACCTGAAAACAATGTGCAGCAAACACTTGAGCAAACACAGCAGAGATTGGCACAAGTTGAGCAACAAAATCAACAAAGTCAGTTATTGTATGAAGCTGAAAATTATAAACAACAGTTAGCACAACAAGGATATAGTAATGAGCAGATACAACATGCTGCAGATACTTACTATCAAAGCAGAGTTCAGCAAGTACAAACAGAGCAGAACTATCAGAGAGGTATACAGTTTAAAGAAGGACAATTTAAAGCATCTTTACAATTTGGTAAAAAATTCAATGTAGATCCTGAAGTACTTTTAAAGTACCAAAATCCTCAGGAAATGGAACAAGCTGCAAAGCATATGTCTGAAGTCAGAGCATTAAAAGAAGAAAATGCTAGACTTAAAAAAGGACAGGTGCCTTCACAGAGCTATGATAATAACACAGCTCCTGCAAATGCTAGTTCTAGCGAGGAAAGATTATTGGATCTTTACAATCAGGGGGTTCGCAACCCTGAAACTGATGCAGCAGCTCGTAGAGCAGCAGGTATTGGTTGAATTTATTTACCTTAAAATAAGGAGATGTCGAAATGGCACAGACAGCGACAACAGGCAATCTAGAAAATGCGAGTAAGATAATTATCGCAGCAGCTAGATATACAGAGGAGCACAATGCTCCTGCAATGGCTCTCATAGAGAGCTTCAGCCTTCCAAAGGGAGCTAAACAAGTAACAGTTCCCAAAGTAGGGCAAATGACAATATCTGATTTAGCAGATGGTGTCGACATTGTTGATGAGGAAGAAATTGGCATGACAACTGTTGACTTAACAGCAGCAGAAGTCGGAGCTAAAGTTATCTTAACTGATAAACTTGTTCGTGAACAACAAAACAATGTATTCACAATAATTGGTAAACAGTTAGGTGATGCAATGGCAAGAAAGAAAGATACAGATGTTCATTCATTGTATAGTTCTTTAAACGGAGGCACCACTCTTGGTGCAGCTGCAGCTACAGCAAGTTTAGCTAATATTGCAGGTGCAATAGCATATGCAAAGGCAAACAAGTTTGGAAGTAATATTTATATATTACAACATCCTAATGCTGTTTTTGATATTGCTAATACAGCAGTAACAGCTTCTTCAACTTACCCTGTACCAAAGGGTTGGTCTGAAGACTTACTAGGAAATTTCTTTAGTGGTCTTAGACCTCTTAATGGAGTTCCTATTTTTGAAGATGGAAACTTGTCAGTTGATGGAAGTGATGATGCTATTGGTGTCATTGCTGAAAAATCAGCTATGGCAGTTCTTAATTCAGTAGAAACTAGAACAGAAAGACAGAGAGATGCATCACTAAGGGCAACTGAAGTGGTTATGACTTCTGACTATGGTGTGTTTGAACTAGATGATTCAAGAGGTGCTCCATTAACTTATGATGCAGCAGCTCCTTCAACATCAGCATAATAATTAAAAGTGGAGGTATCAATTGGTTAATCATTATTACGGACATCAGGGTAAAATTAAAAGAAAAGAAATTAACGATCAAAGGGAAAATATGGGAATAGATAAATTTGATGGATTACTGCCTGAATGGCAAAGTAAAACAACATACTATAATCATATTCCTATGTTTAATGTTGATGGTAATTTATTTAAACCTTGTGGTTCTGAATATCCGAATCAACCAAGTGATCATCAAACACAAATTAGAAGAGCTAAAATAGGAGTTTTTCCTATAGAATGGGATGGCAAATGCAGACTTGAAGCTAAAGGTGGAAAGTGTAAATGCAATCCTAAAGCAGAAAAAGTAAAGGAAGAGGTCAAGGTAGAGAAGAAATCCTCTATCTAACCTCTCCTTCTTTAGTATAAGTGTAACCTTTGACCGAGCTTATACGATTTTTTAACAATCGGTTGAAGACGGGGTGTATAAGATACCCGTAAATAAAAATAAGGAGGAAAGTATAATGGCTTTTCCAAATCAAATTAGCTTGTCTTATGGACAAGAAAAAAAAGAAACTTCAGGTAAAAAACTGAAGTTAGGTACAAAGGGAGTTACTCCTGATGGCAGAGTATTTTACTATGCTAGAAATGGAAGTTCTGCTATAACAACAGCAGGAATGATAGTAGATGCAGGTACTGCATTAACTGTTAATGCTCACGACATGGATGTTCCTGCAGGTACTAATGCTGCCGGTACAACAGCAGTAAGTGTAGAAGTACCAACAACCGACTTAACTAAAGATCAGTATGCAGATGGTTACATTATCTTTAATGATGGGCCGGGAGAAGGAGAGGTTTACAGAATTAAATCTCATCCTGCTCATGACGCATCAGATGATAATACTGTCATAATTACCATTGACGAACCTGATGGACTTGTAACTGCTACTACATCATCATCACTTTTTGGTTTACTTGTGAATCCATATGCTGCCGTAAAGGTTATAGACGGAGATGGTACTATGGAAACAGGTGCATTAGGTGTTACTACAATACCTATGACAGCTAGTTATTATGGTTGGATCCAAACAGCAGGTATAGGAAGTGTGGCTATTGGAGCTGCAGTTGGTGTAGTTGGTGACGGA